AGATGAGAATCAGAGAAAGAAACTCAACGCCGAAATTCAGCATGAAATTTCAGTGCGGGAAGATTGGCTTCGCACTATCTTGCGGTGTGATCTTAATCTCAACTCTAGCGCCCAAATGCAGGACTTGTTCTACCGACGACTTGGACAGCCAAAGGTTATGTCCAGGCCTAAAAAGGGACAGACTCCCCACGTGTCCTGTGATGATGAAGCACTCAATACAATCGCCACACGTGAACCATTACTCCGCCCTATAGTCAACGCTATAGCAGATATTCGTACATTGCAAGTTCTGATTAGAACGTTCATCAACGCACGAGTTGATGCTGATGGTCGTATGCGGAGTTCATTCAATATAGCTGGGGATGCCGATGCCAAGTCAGCCCCATACACATACCGCCTAAGTTCATCAACCAACGCCTTTGGAGGCGGATGTAACTTTCAAAACATTCCGTCTGACAAGTCTAAGGCAGCTGGTAAAGCAGCGGCTAGGGGAAAGACCTTCACGTTCCCCAACATGCGTTCAATGTATGTGCCTGACCCAGGTTACACCATGTTCGATATGGACTTGGACAGAGCAGACCTGCAAGTCGTGGTGTGGGAAGCAGATGATCCAATGCTCAAAGCCGCGCTTAGAATGGGGGCGGACATTCACTTACTTAACGCTTACTCACTTGAAGGAAAGAGTCCCCCACCTTTGGAAGAATTGGTTGAGACTCATCCAAAGTATATGAACCATAGAGGGCCGCGCAAACACAAACGTGAATTTGCAAAGGTATTCTGCCACGCCACCAACTACGGTGGAAGTGCTCGCACTATAGCAGCAGCCACAGGAAATACTGTAGCCGAAGTAGATCGTGCACAACGAATATGGTTTGCTAGTCACCCTGGAATTAAGAAATGGCATGATCGTACATTGGAGCGGATACAGCGTTTCCGTTTTGTGGAGAATAAATTCGGATATCGCTGGCATATTTTTGATAGATTGGATAGGGCGTTACCACAGGCATTAGCTTGGATTCCGCAATCAACTGTGGGATGTTACATTAACAGAATCTGGGTAGCACTTTACGATAGTATTCCTGATGTGCAAGTACTAATCCAAGTACATGACTCTCTTGTCGGTCAGTTCCCTACGCACATGGCGGAAGAATGCAAGACGCGCATAGCTGAAGTAAGCCGCATCATCATTCCATATGACGATCCACTGATAATTCCAACCGGAATGAAGACTAGTGAAGTTAGTTGGGGAGCCTGTATATGAAACCTAAAATTTGGAGACAAGACGGCATATGGATGTGCTCATACCCTCGAAACAATGTAGCTGGGCGTGGATTCACTCCATACCTAGCTTGGTATATGTGGAGGTATAGAATAATTTATGCCCGTTAAACGACACTTTCCTTCCTGGCTTGAAGCGTATGTTAATTTTGCAGCTCACACCGAAGCCCCTAGACTGATGCATTTCTGGGCAGGTGTGTGGGCTTTGGCAGGCGTATTACGCAAGCGAGTGTGGATGGATCAGGTGGCTTTCAGGTGGGTTCCAAATTTCTTTATTGTGTTTGTCGCTCCACCTGGAGTAGTTTCAAAATCAACCACCGCAGGATTCGCCGAGTCATTCCTGCGCAATGTACCTGGAATTAAGTTTGGCCCAGACATTGTAACCTGGCAATCACTCATTACTTCTTTTGCCGCTAGCTGTGAAACTTTCGAGTACAATGGTGAGCACTATCCAATGTCACCGATCAATCTATGTGCTTCTGAATTCGGGTGTCTTATCGATCTCAAAAACAAAGATATGGTTAATATGTTTATTGACTTATGGGACGGTCGCAAAGCACTTGTAAAGAATACAAAGAACAGTGGTAATGATCTTGTGGATAGCCCCTGGGTTAATATGCTTGCGTGTACAACACCAAATTGGATCGCAGATAATATGCACGCCGGTATTGTTGGAGGAGGTTTCACAGCTAGATGCATCTTCATTTATGCGGATACCAAGGAACGTTTAATTGCCTATCCGAAGTATAACTTTCCTGAGCAACATGATAATACTATCCTACAGCTTCAGCAAGATTTAGAACACATCGCCATAACTCTTTGTGGAGAATATGAACTCAGTAAGGATGCCCGGACATGGGGAGAGCGTTGGTATGAGCAGCATTGGAAGGTAGTGCCCAACAACTGGAGGGAAGAGTGGCTATCAGTCTATATGGCAAGGAAACAAACTCACCTACATAAACTCGCAATGGTTTTAGCAGCTTCGCAACGAGATGAACTTCTGATAACAGAACCAGACTTGAAACTAGCTAACGTATTGCTTGAATCTACGGAGAAAGGATATGCTAAAGTATTTGCACATGTAGGGAAAACAACAGAGGCAGTTGAAGCTGATAAGTTGCTTGACTATATCAAGTCAATGGGCGAGGCAACGTATTCAAAAGCTTTCAGAATCTTGCACAACGCCTTCCCAAAAGCAAGAGATTTGGAAGGAGCTATAACAGGCCTTATACGGGCCGGATGGGTAAACCTCGAACAACGAGGTTCTGACATGTACTTAGTATATACAGGAGATAATGATGCTGCAGGAAAAACCGATAGTTGATGATGTGTTTGCTTCGTGGCAAGGTCGTTACCCTGAAAGACAAAATTTGCAAGTAGAATACCTGCTAAATGAAGTCTTTTCCGTGCTACAAGAACGTGGAAAAGTTTATGACACTCCAGGAGAATCTGGCTGCAAACGTATAATGGAAAAGGTCGTGGCTTTGTTTAACCTACGAACCGGACTAAACCTCACTGAGGCTCATGGCTGGATATTTATGGGATATTTGAAAGATGTACGACAGGATGCAGCTGGAGGGAAACATTATGATTCAGCTGTGGACAAAGTGTGTTATGCTTTGTTGGAGGCTGAGGCTAGATTCCAGGATAGGGTGAACACAGAATGAATAGATTAATGGAACATGAAACTACTAAACACCAAAACATAACTGACTTATCCATATTACTCGGATTAGTCAAAATAGTAGATCACACTTCACTGTCTAAACCTAAAGTCCCTAACAAAGAAGATTTGCCTAAAGGGAGGGTGTGGTTTAGTGGAACAAGTTGGGTTTTCAATGTGTGCTTTAAAGGTATTCGCATCAAAAAAGCAGGATTCAAAACGGCAGAAGAAGCAGAAGCTGCTAAAAGCGCCTATCTGCAAAGACGCTTAAAGCAATTATAAAGTACGGGCCAGTGATGGCCCGTTTTTATTAATCAGACCATCCAGCAAATCTATGCTTAGGAGTTGATTCCGGAGCAAGTGATCTCTCCATTCCAGTTTCCCAAAGTAGCGTGCCTTGAGTTTGAAATCCATAATCGACAATAGCGTGAATGTATTGATTGCCAACTGGAATTGCAAGGCCCACAACAGTGTTCGTCAATACAACAGATTGATTAAGAAACTCCTCGCCATCAGTTGGGATGCAAACTATTTCCTTATAAATCATTTACCGGTTCCTCTAATATTTTTAGATTTTTCAAGTTTTGGTGGCTTTCCTTCTTTGATCAGCTCAGCAGAAGTTTTTGCCGTTTCACCTGGCTTTCGAAAAATAGCTGTTCCGTCGGGTTTGGCTTCTACCAACTTGTCTTTAATGACGATTGATTTAACCTCGTCATCGAATTCAACCTTCAGGTCTTTTCCACTTTTACCCCGGAAAATCACACCAGGAGGAAGAAGAGTGAAACTGGCGGTGATGGCAATTATCTTGTTCATGCTGTTATCCCCTGAAGTTCTGCATCGGTCATTGCATAGTTGTAAATGGCTGCATTTTTGAAACATCCTGCAGCACTAGATCCGATTCCAATACTCGACAGCCCCATTCCACCGTCATAAGTACCTGGTGTTCCAATAATCCCGCCTGATGAGACAGTCATGGCACTACTACCCCATCTGAAAGCCAACTTCTCTGATGATCCAGGGGTTCCAGAAGGACCATTTGCCGAATTAGTTCCGTCATACGCAGTCGCTCCAGAGTTTAACGTTGATAGCAAAAGTCCGTTTGTTGCGCTGCCAATCGCGCCACCCGAATAAGCAAGCGGAGCAACTTCGACAAACGCAGTACCTGCTGTATCTGACCAGTTGCCAGATATCTGGTAGGTCAGCGAATCAGCATTCCTTGTAACAATTGCTGTTGTTGTGACGATCGGGCTGGTTGCAACACTTCCAGCCTCATTCTGTACAATATCAACAGCGATAGCATCTCCGCTTGTGCTAATCTTGAATCCAACTGATGGATTCGCAAGTGTAGATGTAACCTGTACCCTAGAATACGTGTTGGAGTTGATCTGAGACGTAATGTCCGTCCATGAACTTCCACCATCCTGGGTGAAGGAGATTGTTTCTGTTCCAGTTATTCGCTTTACGTAGGCAGAAGCACATCGCTCTGCGGAAGCCAATGTAATCGGTTGCAAAATAATTGCATCTGCCGTCGTTGCTGTCAGCGTCGTCGCCGTATTTGCGATTCCATCCAGGCCGGTCGCTGTTTTATCTGCAGTGAGGTTTGTTTTTGTCGACCATGCCGCATTGCTTAGGTCTCTGCAATGAAGCAGATTATTTGTCGCAGCCGTTTCTTTCCTGAACCCCAGTAGATTTGCCGCTGAAATCAGCGCACCTTGCCAATCAGTTTCGTAGTACTTTGCCCCATCGACACCAGCGCCGAAGAACGGAGCAGAGACTACCCCGACAGACACATATTCAGGAACATAGGAGGCAGTATAACCAGTCACATCAACTGACCATGCTCTGAGAAGCTCGAATGATTTAAGCCCATCTCCTATGAATGAAGGAGTACGAGCATCCGACATTGAATTTATAAAAATGACATTGAAAATATCAAAAGATCCATTTGCTGTGGCAACACATCTTATCGATAAATCGTATGTGTCCGTTGTGCCCGCAACAAGTGTTGATGTTGCTATACAGCCTACTGCCAATACAGAACCATCGACAAGTGAAAAATTTGCGTATTGTCCGGTGCCGAACCCTCCGCTGACAGCAGTCAGTTGAATTAACTGCGCGCCGTTAGAAACACGCCTAATACGAGCTGAAAATCTATATGCTGTCCCAATAACCACAGCTCGCGCTGAGGCGCCAGAAGCTTCTTGTGAAATACGCTGAAGACTTGTTGTGTAGGAACAGACAATCACATTGGTTCCAACTACTGTGCAATTCGTTTTTATCCAAATTGCATTACTGAAATCTTCACTGGTCGTCCGCACACTGTTGAATACGAGACGCGCTCCGGCAAAAAACGCGCATCCACTCGGAAGCTCTTCAAGAATCCCAAGTTCATTCAACGCCCACGCTTTAGTAGCGCGAGAGAAAGTCGGCGAACCTGCTCCTCTACTTAAAAATAATGAAGCTTGTAAAGGAGCATGGAACAGACAAGAAGCTGTATTAAGAATGTTGTGTATAGAACTTTCCGAAGATGCAACCCAAGATACGCCTTTTACGTTTCCAGCATCTCGTGTAATAGTCATAAAAATCTCCTTACTGAATGATATGTAAAGTAGCAGATCCTGAAGTATATGATGAACAGGTTAGGCGAACAGCTCTGACCGGAAAATCATAGTTACTGTCAGTACTTGCTGTAATACCAGACAATACTGAATGAGTAAAAACGGTTGGACTGGTATCAGTCTGGATATTATCGAAAGTATGTTCTACTTTATAAGAGCCAATTCCGGTAATCTCTAAACATAAGCTAACTTTAAAATCATAACTTTTAATGTTAAGAGGGATCCATTTAGAACTAGTAGCAGATGAGACAGTTACGCTTGTTTCCATTTTAAAACTCCTTTATCATTTCAGATGTTCTTTAATCCACAAAATAGCTGCCGCAATAGCAGCCACAATCGGCACAAAGAATTTGAAAACAGTTACCATGAATTTACTTCCCTTGTACAATTCGAGGAGTTCATTCACCAATTCCTTGGTCTCTTCAGTTTTAGATAGATGTACAAGGAGTTCATCACGAAACTGCAATAACAAATCGTCTTGACGATCAAGTCGCTTTGTTACCTCCTCGGCTAAGGTTATTATAGACTGACGACGTTCCCTGCCGTTCCAGCATGTCTGACCAGACTGACAAGTCTGATCTAGAAGTTCAGGCACAGGACTTAATATCGGTGGAATAGAGTTTGGATCGCTCATTATTATTCCTATTAATTAAAGCTCACAACTAAGATAAACAGTGTGGATGCCATTATCTCCAGCACTATCTACCTTAATCACTAAAGCATCAGCGGTAGTCCCAGTTGTAGTAAAGGCGGCAGCATCTCCAAGGGTTACTGTCGGGACATCTCGCATATGTATTGGAACACTTATCTCGGAAGTTGTCAAATACAAATCCATTCGTTGGTAATAACGATTGCACTCTTGACGGGTAACTGCACGAGACTTTGAGCAGATCATAGCCCCAAGGCTTGGAGAAGCTATTCCTCTATCGGTTACAAACATACCGTGAACAAATACCTCATCGTTAGTAGCTGATGCCGTGCTATCAAATATGACCTCAATTTCAAATGCTATCTGACTTATGGATGTACCAAAGGTTAGATCATAGCCTCCAATAGCGGTCTCCGCAAGTACCTGAGTTTGGCTAGTCCATGAACCTGTAAGATAGTTAGCTAACGACTCATCGATTCCCATACCGGTGGATACCTTGAAGGTAACAGAGAGAACATTAGCGCCGACTTGCAAGTCAAAGTAGATCCATAGAGTTTTTTCAGCTCCAGAGAACTTTATGCTATCCTCTGTGTCGAGGATTTGGACTAAGCGCACCGCTCCTGTATCTTCCCCAGCAGTACGTTTAATGATGATGCTGTTACTATCATGACTATTGAAAATAAGGGTTTTGAAATCAGTGGTGGGAGCTACTCCGTACCACCGTCGAGCGTGCTGAGTGTAGGGGGCAGCGGTGGCAAAGACAACATCGCTCTGATCTACATAATCACGCTCTTGAAAATAGCTGTTCTGGACAATGTTATTACCTGGAGATACAAGGTCAATTGCTGGAATTGGAAGCCAATTTGCGTCCCAATCAGCAGAGCTTAGCTTTGTTAATACTTCATTGGGAGCACCGCCTGTAGGTAATCCAGCAATCGTTGGTGGTGGAATTGGAAGCCAATTTGCATCTCCGTCAGTGGAACTTAGCTTAGTAAGCACGTCATTGATAGCTCCACCAGGAGGCAATCCAGTGACAGCTGAAATGGAACTAAATGCCTCGATAAGCGCTGTTCTTAGCTTAAAGAACCAGTCTTGCCAGGAAGCGGAGTTAAACTGATTAATACCAGGAGGCGGTGGAAGCCTAAATGACATTATTTAGCTCCTTTTTCAGCTGCCCTGCGCAAGCGTTCTGATCGTGCGATAAGTTTCTGTTCCTGACTCATACCGTGTACCGGAAAGCCAAGACCTCCCGCAATGGAACGACCTACACGTTCCATAATGGAAAGATGTGGCTGAGCAAAAGGACTAGCGGTAAATGGAGCTGCTTTTAGAACTGCGTACATTACAGGCGAATGTGGAGACATTGCCATGAAACCAGCTCCATGACGATATGCTGCAACATCTGCGGCTAAGCTGGGAATGTAGCCAAGTTTATTCATAGCGAACTTGATCGGGTCCATGATTGCGTGGACAGCCTCTGCAGAGTGCTTACCAGGCTGAATGGACGTACCATCAGCAAACTCGATTCGAGTCGGATCTTTGTTTTCCCAGATTGGCTTACCAGTCACTGCGTACTGAATTCCATTGATGAGAGTTATCCACAACGCTGCGGAACGCAGTGCATATTGACGATACAAATCAACTGCATTTGTTGGCTTCAAAAGACCGCGGAAACCCGTTTCACTCTTGCCAAATGCATTAAATCCTGCACGAAGAGTGGATAAAGCCCAATCGGGCGCGAACGCTAAGATTTGTGCAACGCGGCGTCCTTGCGGACTGGCGAAGTGAAGTGCAACTGATCTACCAAGTTCTGTCTTAGCTTCTGTTGCTATGCGGAACCAATCAAGACCTCCAGTAGCATCATTGGCGAAACGAGCTGCTTCAGTATAGATTTCCTGTTTGGATTTGAGTGGGTATCGAGCAGGATCTTTAGCATGGAGTTCTGCATTATTGCGAGTAAGCTTCGCTACGGCGTCTAGGGCTACAGCAGACTTAACCCCGGAGTGCATATAATCCCAGGTAATGCTATCTAACTTCTTATTAACATAATCGATTTTATCCGCAGTTTTGCTTGCTATGCTAGTTCCTGTAGCAGTGTCAACAAGTTGACCAAGGTCACTAATGATACTGGTCTTTACATCGTCGGGTACTTCGAGTTTGAGTCCAGCACGAGTCAATCCATCTATTTCATCACCAAGTTTCATTTCATGAAATTGCTTAAGAGCAGCATCGATGACAGTCTTCGGGCGTTTTAAATCCCCAACACGAGGAAGAACATTAGTACCCATAGCAAGTAGATAGACTTCACCAAGAGACTTAGCATGAAATAGTGACCCAAATACCTGCATCCGTTTCACTGCCATTGAAGCTCCGTAGAGTCCAGCAGTAACAATATCAGGATTGTCATTTTCCATTACGACTTTGAGAGAGTCGTATAGCTCTGGATGCACCACCATGTTTTCCAACTGCGGATGATTGATGCGACGAAATCCAGCAGGAAAGCGTCCGTACTTATCTCGTTTAGCCACATACGGCAAGTCATCCAGGCCTTTAGCCGCCTTTAGTGAGTCAAGAAGAATGCGATCCTCAATAGCTTTTCTCATAGACTTAGCATATATGTCGAAGATCTCTCCAACATCCTTGGTCTTAAGCTTAAGTCCGCTGCCTTCAAGAGCTTGATTAAGTTCGGCAAAAGTGTCGTACTTGCGCTGTCGGGCAAAACGTGTGTTAGGACCAAGGTTTTCTGGGAATGCCTTGCCAAGAATTTTGTCGATAAGAGTTTGACGCGCTGAGGGGGTGAGAGTTGTTTCCAACTCCACAATGCTAGTTATGTAATTCTGCCGAAGAGAACGGAGTACCTTGGCATCTACAGCATCATTACCAATGCGCGCATTAATCTGATTGACGAAATCATAGACTTCACGCTCTGCAGGGGCTAGATGATTTCTTGCACCGACTTGGATAGCTTCGGAGATTGCCTCACGACGCACAACGTCCGGTACAAGTTTATTAATGTCTCGGACAATATTATGACGCAGGACGTCCCAAGCTGCTAAATTCCCATTTCGAATGTTGATGAGAGCATCACCCTCCCGGGCCATTGCTGGTTTGAGGAACTTACGTCCAAGGAGAAGTGCAGAGGCGACTGCAGCCCCTTCTATCGGGTGATCAACCTTTCCACCGAGATAATAGCCAGCCCCAAGAGCAGCGGATATACGAACTGCAGTTCCAAGAGCATCCTGCGGTGAAAGGACTTTGCCGAGTGAGCGGCCAAGAGCGGGAAGACGAGTTGCAGCAAGTCCAGCAACCCCGCCTATGACTGCACCAGCAATGGCTTCATCCCCTGCTAAATAGCCTCCGATTGCAGCTCCAGTAACCATAGCTGCTATTTTAGTTGGGCGCCAAGAGGAAGGCGGGCGAGGACCAGCCTTACCAATTGTACCAACAGCAGCCAATATACCTACAGATTGCAAGTATCTCTTGATACCCTCTTTTCGCTCGTCTGGCAAGGCAAGATATGCAGCAGCAGTAAGTCCAGTTGCAGCAAGCAGACGTGGATCAGCTTGTCCGTACATTTCGATTGGGCCTGGACCAGACGCATCAGTACGACCTTCTAAGGAGCGGGGAATTCCAGTCTTGCTGCCAGTCGGTACCTCCCACCAAGTATGCCCTTCCACATCAGTGATTTCCTTCCCACCAAGTTTCTTGAGGTAGGAAGTCGTCTCCTTGGCATAACGATCGTAGAGGGATTGGTGGCCTGGCTTTTCAAAAACAGCTGGTGAGTGACTTGGCCATCCCCCTACTTCAGCTACAGTATCTGCACTAGCAAATCGCACATACTCATCACCTTTAGCGGCTGCCTCGGCAAGCTTCTCACGAATTAGACGATTCTCAGCGTGTTTTAGAGCAGGAGCTACTTCAGTGTCTTTAGCCGCCTGAGTAGTCTTATCACGAAGCAGACTCATGCGCAATTTTTGCCAACGCAATTTCTGTTCACGTGTGAGCTCTGGTCGTGGAGTTTTATCACTTACCTCAAGTGTAGCAAGTTCTTCCTGAATTGCAGTACGTTGTTCTGGAGTCAGGGGTTTCCGCACACCTTGAGCAAGGTCAGATTGAATCTCCATGACATGATCGACGCCTGCTTCGCGGAACTCTCGAGTATGCCCGTAATAGCGAGGATCGCCAAAATGGTTTGTAGTGGCAACATTCATGTGTTCTGGAAATTGCCAGATGATAGTTTTGGCTTGCGGTTCTCCAGTATTCCTAAGATTGGCATAACCATAGTCGGCAAACTGCTCAGTTTCTTTTGGAGTCAGCGTATGATCACCTGTTTTCATCCGAAAGTCAGAGACTAGTTCCTGTGCAGTAACCTTACGTCCATCTGCCTCGGCACGGGCAATCGTATCTTCTAGAGCGATTTTCTCCGCTGCCGGAGTACCGGGCTTGTTGAGTTCTTGACGAATCTGTGCAGGGTGGAATTCTGTTTTATCTTGCGGGAGACGATCAAGAGTTTTAAGCGTGTACTTTCCGCCGGCAAGCATAGGACCGAGGGCAGATTTTGGGAGTCCATCCATCTTACCCTTGGTGGCCAGGACTCCGCCGAGTGCAGCTGCTGCGGTTGCCAGCTCTTTCTGCTGATCCGGGTGGGTGTAAGCGTAGAGGCCGGCGGCAGTAGCCCCGCTCAATGCAGCTATGGTAACGAGCTGATCAGTGGTGATGGAGCCTTTCTGATTGTCAACCTTGCGCATGAGACGATCTTCGATGTCGGCAAGTTCCTGCCTGCGCGCATCAATTTCGTTTTCGCGAAGTTGTCCTGCTTTATACTCTTTCCAGGCTTGGTCGATTTCAGCTTCCTTTGTACGGAAACCGGAGTCTACAAGGGCTTGACGCTCGGCACGGATGCGCTGAGAGAGGGGATTGGAAAGAGTCTCAGCTTTGAACGGTGCAACGTCGATGGAGGGCTGAGGTTCAGGAGTGTCGAAAGTGAAGTTGTCCCCCTCGGGAAACTTGCCAAACTCATTTCCATAAACAACTTCACGTGCAAGAGGAGAGGAAGCTGCTCTCGAAGTTTCTCCATGTAATGATTCATAAGGAGTGCCTTCACGCTTTACCTTTCCCCCTTTGGTCTTAACGCCAGCTTCTGCTGGAGTAAGCTTGCGATCGAAATCAATCGGACCTGGAGACTCTGGTGGAAGTTCTTCTGCAGTAATAGGTTTATCAATTGGTTTACCAGACTCCCCTACTCTTTTTACAAGTGCTTTACCTCCACGATACAATGCTTGAGGACCGCCAAGAATCATAGCTTCTCCAACAAGATCCTCTACATCCTCCCGAATAAGCGCTCCAGAAGTACCTTTTTCTACAAAATCTCCCGCCTTGGAGATGCCTTTTCCAATACGCTCCATTACAGAGCCAACCGCTCCTGTATCATACGCCGATTCGTATCCAAGAGCGCTCATTAACTTTTTAGCGGGATCTCGGATAAGACCTACTTTAGAAGCAAGATCTTGTGCTTCACGCTGTATCTGCTGAGCAGATTGTGCATTTTCGCGTCGACCTTCCTTGGATAACAACCCCATGGTTCTAGCCCCAATGTTAGCTCCTATACCCAAAACATCGTTTGGCAGATTGGCAACCATATCAACCAACATTGCCGCATTACCAAAACCTTTGGCTAATTGACTTGGAGCTCTCTTAGCACGTTTCTGAAGTTCTTCGAAAGTGAAACCTTGCTCGAAGGAATCTTCCTCCGAAGCAGGAGTGCTTTGACCTTGTTTAGCCAGGAGTTCTTCGTAGGTAAAACCTGCCATGTTATTTCTCCGGATAGTAACGACCATCAGCACGACGGATATAAGTCACTCCCTCTACTACCATTGAGGCAGGCTCTTTGGACATAGCGCCTTTGGAGCTGGAAGTATAAGTGGGTCTGTCTAACCAACCTTCTCCAGGTACAATCTTGGAAAGTACCATGCGTTGAGCCTCTGCTTTTATTTCAAGTGGGTCCACATCAGGGTTATCTCTAGCAAGCTGATCAGCGATAAGGTACATATCTTTTACGACTGTACGTTTGATCTCTTGCGGGAGTTTGCCAAACTGTCCAGTTTCGTCTGCAGCAGCAATTGATTTTGTTTCTTCGATAAGAGACAATTCCCCTCGTGGATAGCCTTGAGAAATAGCTTTGGCGGTGACTCCAACCTGTTTCTGCGCGTCTAGGCGTTCTTGCCGCATAGTGGTGTAGCGATCTTTTTCAACCTGTCGTTCTTCTTTAGCTTTATTTAGTTCAAGCTGTTTAGTGCGGAGCGCCAGACTAGCCGCTTTAGCGGTTGGACCTGCCATGAAAGCTTGACGCTCAAGCCAACGTTCTGTAGCCGGACTCCATACTTGAAACTCTTCTGGGATAACATGTCCCTGCTGTGCCGCGAGTACGGCATACTGATCAAGGCTAGTCTGATCACCAACCATTCCAGCTAGTGATGCGAGACGATCTTGCTTGAGCATTTCCACTTTAGCTGCGTCATAACGTTGCTGTTGAATCTGATTCATCAAACGATCGCCTTCACCAAGGAGCGTTAGGCCGATCTTTGGATCAGTCGCTAAAACAGCTTTACCAGCATTTCGATATTGATAGGCAGTGGCTTCCTCCTGACCAAAGCGATCGAGAATATTGGTGTTTGTTTGTTGAGTTTGGAATGCTTGAGATAGAATATTGCGAGTTTGAATATCATTGTTGAACAGATATTGTTGACGTTGTTCCTGCCTAGCCGATTGCTGCATAGCTTGATTACGAGCAGCAATTTGACTCTGAATGTCTTCAACTCCCGAAAGCTGCGTGAGAGCGTGGAGATAACCTCCAGCATAACCTGTGATGGTTGGCATGTTAGTCTCCGTAGACAGCATCGTAGCCGTAGTCGTTACCCCACGGCTGGTAAGAAGAGGACGGGTCTCCTAAGGTTGCAGTTTGACCACTGTTGCTGGAGATGTATCCAGTACCGGAAGGAAGCTGTGAAGCCATATTATTCTGAACAGGTCCGTAGTAGTTGCCAGAAGTACGATAGCCGTAGGTTGGTGCTGGGGGCGCGAAGTATTGTGGAGAACTTTGTAACCCCGACAGTCGTTGTTGTAAAGCTTGAGTCTCTCCACTTGCCCACTGATCTAGACGCCGTTCTTCAGCATTGAAACGACTACGCTGCAGAGCAAGAGCACCGGCTTGTGTGCCAGCCTGATAGCTATTGGTATCTTGAGCAAGCGCTCCTAAGTTCTGCTGCCCCCAACCTTGAGCTAGTTGTCCCCAACCCTGCGCAACTCGCTCCGCCTCAAGATTAAATCCTTGTTGAACTTGTTGCTGGGATTGCTGTTGAGCAAGCATTCGTTCAAGTACGCTGTAGGCAGTGGTATATTGATTGGTAGCAGCTGCCGACGCCTGCAACAGACGATTAAACTGAGCACCATACTCTTGACTGGCCATTCCTTGGCCAAAGGACAGGAGTTCCGCTGCCATGTTTCCACTACCAAGCATGCCTTTAGCAGCCAATGCTCTGGAAAGATTTTCAGTTCCTTGATTGAGCCTCCATTGATATGAAGGATCATCTGGAGTGAAGGAACCAAGCATCATTTGCTGAAGGCGTTGATCATATGGACTGCGGCCAGGGCCAGTGGCAGCTTGTGCATTTGCAAGGGCTGAATCAACAGCCGCATTTCTCTGACTGAGAGATGTTGCTTGCTGTTGAGCGAAGCTATCTCCTACTGTCTTTTGACGATCAATAGCATATTGTTGTTGTTGTGCATTGGCCTGGCGCATTTGATTTTGCTGAATCAGGGCTTGAACCTGAGACTTAGACAGTCCGCCAGACATCGTATCAGTACGCATATTGCGTGGCATATACTCGTAAGCAGCAATTTCATTTGGAGTAAAATAACTTCCATCCCGAAAAATATAGCCAGCTTGCTGAGCCTGTTTAGCAAAGACTGGGTCGGAGTCCATTCTAAAGCCTAGCTGCATTTCAGTTATTCCCCACTTCAATCGTTAGTTCTAATGCTTCGAGGCGCAGAGGTGTATTGTCTGTGTGTCGAAGCTCGTAAGCTCTACGGCGATCCTGGCCTAGACGATGAAGTGCAGATCTACGAAGACTAAGATCTGCAGAGCGATATTTTGTCCAGGTTTGATAATCATCACCAGTGTATCGGATGAATATCAACGTATCATCTCTATCCCCAATTATCTCAAGCTTTCTGAAAAACTTCTTATTATTAGTTCCTCCATCTACCAAAGGAGTACGGACATGCACGTCAATTGGTAATCCTGCATCTTGATATGTATTCGGGTCGAGTGTATAAAGGTTTCCTGCAGCATCCTGCACAAGCTCGATATTGCCGTATCCAGCATAGAAGCGGCCGATGAAAGCTCCGGACGTATAACCTACAACAGTCTTAGTCCCTGTAGCTGATGTTACACTTGGAACATTAATGGGGGTGTAGGTGAAATGCATACTGTCAACG